TTGACTTTTTTTATGCCACCTGATAGAATCAAAGAAAAAATGTTAAATTACGCTAACACTCAATATAAGGGTGATATTAATAATTTAATAACAGATAAAAATATTGAATTTGAAAGAATAAAAGATAATAACTATCTTCCTAAAAACTATAAATATTTTAAAAATGACACAAGAACAAAGAGATTGGGGTAAGGTAATATCTGTTGCTGTATTAGCAGGGATAATTTTAGTAGCGGCATTAGCAGGATGCACACCTTATTTGTACAAAAGCAACCAAATTAAAGTTACACACGTTTTAGCTGTAACAGAAACAGGTGATACTGTAAAAATAGCAATGAGAGATATACAACCAACACAGGTATATAATGTTGTTGGTTATGATTTTGTAAGAGGATATAATAATCCTTATTATAACCCATGGAGACAATATCACATGTATGATAATCATTATAGATACTACGGTAATCCTAAAGGTACTAATGTTCAAGGTATAACACCAAATTGGAATCCACCAGCAGTAATAAATAATAGCGGCAGCAATACAACAGGAGGTGGTAACAATCCAGTTGCAGTTAACCCAGCAAGAGTAAGCGGTAAAAAAGTAAATTAATATGTGGTCATTATTTAAAGATAAAAACGATATTAACGAAAAAAACCTAGTTGGTTTTATATCATTTATAGTTATGGTATGTTTTGCTGTAGCTGACTTACTAACTAGTTTGATAGCTGATAAAGACTTGATTATAAACGAGGTTGTTTACAACTCATTTGTATGGGTTACATTAGGATGTTTTGGGATTAGTTCAATTGAAAAAATTAAGAAATGAAAGGAGATAATTTAGATCTTTGGAAAAAGTTTTTTTTAAAGTATTTAGATTTTGATGACTCTGGTAAGGTTGATTGGTGGGAATATTTAGTTCCTATAACAATAATATTAGGTATTGAAGTGCTTGCTGAACTTATAGCTTATTTTATAACTTCGAATCTTTAGTGATTTTACCAGCTTTTATTAAATTTTCTTTTCTTTTATGATAGTATTTACCAGGTTTTTGAGATGAATAAACTATCGGCTGACCCTTCATCCAACCAGTATACTCAACCTGCTCTTCATTTAAATTCGTTAACACGTGCCACTTTAGCTTCCCTTTTCTTTCTAACATAGAGATATATTCCTTTTCTAACTGCATATCATGAGCTTTATTTTTAGTTGTATATATAGGTAAATGCCAACTATGTGGATCGCACGCACTAACTCTTCCTTTCTTATCTTTCTTTCTACCATCTTTATCGGTACTCTTGTGGAAAAAATCAAAACCAATTAAATCAATACTTTTATATGTTTTTATTTTATCAATAAACCATAGTATTGTTAAAAAACCAGCTGATGGTCTAAGGGCTCGTTTAGCTAAGTTTTTTTCTGTAAAGGTTATATCAATACCAAATCTACCCATAATATCAACAATTTCCTGATCATTATACATTTGAGTGTAAGGCATTGTTTGAGGTACATGATCCTCAATAATATAATCTGTCATATGAAAGTTACCTCTACATCTATTAAGAAGAATCTTAATATCTTTAAATCTACCTTCAGTAAATTGTTTATTAAGTTTATTGTAAACGTGTGATCGGAATTGACCAGTTACCCAGATGTCTATTTTATTTCCTAGACGTTTTTGAAATCTTGTATTATCATATTTTTCAGCTATAAATTCTATAGCCCTACCAAAACGAACAACAATATCAAATTTATTTATAAAGTCTGCTAAACCATAACGTATTGATTCTGCAGAATTACCAACAAATAATATTCGTTTATCTTTTACAAACTGTTGTATACTTTCCACCATTCTTCAGATAATTCACCATCTTTATATTCATCGAACCAAGGACCACCATTAGTATAGTGTATTGCTTTTATATTATCATGAGGTTTATAATAACCTACTAAGTGATTATATTCTACTGGTATTTCAGCTATTTGATCTTCAGGTATCCATTCAAACTCATGAAGTTCTTTTGGTGTTGCATTATCTAAATATTCTTTTGTTAAAATATTTTTTAGTTTTGCACAATTAAAAACCATTAAAGAGCTCCAACATTTCTTAGGATACCATTTGTTTTTAATACCGTCCATTTTGTCATCTTTTACCTCTTTTAAATCATGTTTAACAACAGCTACAGGTTTATCACCTAGGTATTGCAATAACTCTTTAGGATTACATTTCCAAACAAAATCATTATCACAAAATATAGCTACACCATTCCAATTATTAACTAATGGAACGTAAAATCTAGTAAAAGAAAATTCTGTAGATTCATTAGGCACTTCTTTTCTTCCATAAATACCTTGGTCTACCAGCATCTTTTTAACCAAAGAAGCTATTTTTATACTACTATTGTTTAGTATAGATTTTCTACAAACCTTTGTAGCTTCTGGATACCTTGAATCATTTCCTATAAATATTCTCATATCTGTTTTATTATATTTTCAAAATTATTTAATTGTATCATATTTGGTCCATCGCTTAAAGCATTATCTGGATCTGGATGTACTTCAAAGAAAAATCCATTTACACCAACAGCTTTTGCTAATTTAGCCATATATGAAGCATATTTTCTATCTCCACCGCTTTTATCTCCTAAAGCACCTGGTCTTTGGGTTGAGTGAGTACAATCCATGATAATTGGATAACCAAACTCCTTCATATCTATTATTTGTCTAAAATCAACAACTAGATTCCCTAAACCAAACATAGAGCCTCTTTCGGTGAGCATAATCTTATTATTACCCGTTTCTTGCACTTTATTAACTGCGTTAATCATATTTTTACCGTCAAGAAATTGTGCCTTTTTAATATTTACTACCTTTTTTGTTTTACCAGCAGCAACTAAAAGATCAGTCTGTCTACATAAAAATGCTGGTATTTGTATTATATCAACAATAGGTGCAACAACTTCTGCTTGCCAAGCTTCGTGAATATCTGTTGTTATCTCAACATTAAATGTATCTTTAACTTTTTTTAATATATGTAAACCATTTTCAATACCTGGTCCTCTAAATGAATTTATAGATGTTCTATTTGCTTTATCAAATGATGCTTTAAATACGTAATGAAAATTATATTTATCAGTAAGCTCTTTCATTTTCTCAGCTATTTCCATTACCTGAGATTCACTTTCAATGACGCATGGCCCAGCAATTATAAATTTATTATACTTTCCCATCTAAATCTTCTTTTGTGTTAATTTCTCTACCATCATAATCAACTTCACAAACTTTAATACCATATAAACCTAAAAATCTATTTTGTTCTAAATTTTCTTGAGGATATTCATCATGAAGTAAATCATACACACATAAAGCTTGAGGTTTATACATGTATATACCAATATGTCTATCACCATAACCGATTGGTGCTCTAGTAAACCACATTGCTTTTCCTGCTTGATGTATTACTTTAACATCATTTGGTTCGCATCCTTTTGTATAACCCGTATACACTAAGAAGTTATGTTTAGCTCTATCAATAAAAGGCTTTACAGTTTTATATGATATATCTATCATATCGCCTTGTATATTAATTATAGTTTGATATTCACCTAAAAACTCTGTAGCTTGAGCTATTCTAGCTGTACCATTTTCAGCCTCACCACTCATAATAACATTATTACTAGGTATGACCTCTGCTATTTTAGGACTATCAGTTATAACAAACGTGTCATAACCCATCGTGCGTACTTTATCAAACACTATACGTATTAATGGCTCATCATCAAACCGCATAAGCATTTTATGTTTAAGCCTAGTGCTTTCTAATCTAGCTGGTATTACAAATACTATATCTTTCATGATTTTTTGCCTACAGTTCTTCTTTTAATATCATCATGATTAAACTCTGCCCAGTATAATTCAAAAGCCACACCATTTTTTAATCCTTCAAACTGATGATACTTACCTGGTTTAACCATAGTAAAATCTCCTGCTTTTAATATTGTTTCGTCAACTAAT